TGAAGTTCATCTCGAACGAGGCCTCGCCTGGATCGTTCAGCCCGAGGATGAACTCGCGGGTTGCGTTCGGAGAGGCCATATGCGTGGCATCGATCACGTCGATGTTGTCGCTCGGCGGCGTGATGTCCGTGACTTCGGCAATGTCGTTCCACGTCGCGCCATCGTCGGTGGAGATGGCAAACCGGGAGCCGTAGCCGATCATGGCTTCAGTTTCGGCCATTGGTCAGTCCTTTCAGGTGTGAGAGAGAAGGAAGTCGATGGAGACGCGATGAAGGGCTTGGTCGCCCTCGTATGAGTCGCGCTCGCCATCGACGAACGCGCCCTGAAACATCCCGCCCTTGTGCCCGCTCAGGCGCGCGATCAGCGCACGGCCGGCAGTCTTCGCGGCGGCGTAGGTCTTGCCGTACACATCCGCCTGAACCCGGCTGGAGACGAGCCCAGAGGGGCCTTGGGTGTGATAGTCGCGATCCCCGCTGATACGGGTCAGGACGATGGCCGGCACCTCTGACGCCTGCGGGCGCTGCACCCAATAAACTCGGTTGCCGACAGCCGCCTGCACCCCAGCATCAGCCAGGATGAACGCAATCAATGCTTCTTCCATGTCAGCCTCTTGCCGCCTTGCGGGCCGCGCGTGCGGCCTTCCGGGCCATCCGCTTGGCGGCCTTGTCGATCTCTGCCTCCAATTCGAGCTTGATCGTGCCGAGAGCCTTCATCTTGTTGGCGTCCCAGGCCGGACGCATGAACGGCTGCGCGGGCTCCTTGTAGGTGCCGAACTCCTGCGTGACGGCTTGCGCCAAGCCGCCCGGCCCCACGAACATTTCGACGCTCGCCCTGTCGTCCCTGAACATGCGGCGGTGCTGCGCCCTCTGGCGCCGTGTCAACTGTGTGCCGACGCCGATAGAACGCAGAAGTTCGCCGGTATCACGCGGGGCAAGCTGGCGTGCTTCGTCTGCGATGGGCTGGCCCGCCTTCCGGAGCACTCGGCGCAGGATGTTCTTGCCAGTGGCCTTCGGTAACTCGCCGAGAGCCGCGTCAAGTTCCTTTAGCCCTGCAAGGGTATATGTAACCTTCATGATACGCGCTCCGCACGGGCTGCAGCCGTGATCTCCAGCCCCACGCGGCGCCCGATTTCCTTCACCGCATTGATCGCGTACACACGCCCGTCGAACAGAACCCGGTCCCTCGGGTCTATGTCCTTCACAGTGTTCGACCAGCGGATCCGGAAGCGGGTCGTGACCTCGGCCGCCACCTCGGAGGCCTGCCACCGCTCACCGTCGCGGATGTCCTCTTTCGATGCCCAGACGGTTGCCAGATCAGCCCAGGTCTGAACGTCCTCGTTGAACTCGTTCTTGGTCGTGGTGAACCGCTGGAGCGTGATGCGGCGGTCGAGTTTCCCGGCTTCCATCGGGGTCACTCGTCCTTGAGTTCAACGTTGAAGCCGCCGATCGAGGCTCCAAGCATGACGAACCACGCCCCTACACGCATTCGGAATAGCGCGCGGCGGAGACCTGTCACTTCCAAGGTCACGTTCAGAACCTCAGAGACAGGCACCGAAACTCGTTTCGCTTCCATCATTCCACCCACGCCACAAGGATAAACTCTTTGCCAAGCATGATGCTGGCGACATACTCGTGCCGGCCGTCTACAATCACGAACTTGCTCTTGTGGGCCTCGCCCTCCCAATGCCCGCGAGGACATGGCCAGGGCGAATTGCTGCCGGTCTGGAGGAGCTTCTCGAAAGCCGCCGCGACATCACCCGCGGCCATCCGTTCTCGGCAGGCCAGTTTCACGTTCCAGACAGACACGTAATCAGTCCGGACGACCTTCCCGGGTGGGATTAGCATCGAACGGCTCTGTGCAATGCTGACAGGCACAGATGCCATCAGACGCGCAACCACCGGAAAGAGTCGATCAGTGCGCGGGCGCCTAGTGGGAGCTGCCCGGAAGCGGCGCCGCGGACGTCGTAATCCGCTGCGACCGCCATCATAGCGGCGAGTTTGAACGCCGCCTCTTCGCCATACGGCACAAGGTTGATGTTGCAGTATTTCAAGACAGCCTTTTCCGCCGCATCCATGATCGTCTGAATGAGCGCGTCGTCATCACTGTGATCGACACGCAAATAGGCCTTCACCTCTTCCAAGGTGTAGAGCGGGCCGAGTTGAGTGATGACGACGTTAGCCATGGTTTACTTACCCTGCTTCTTGAGGCTCTGCTCGACGGCTTCCTGACCGCTCAGGTTCGGGTCATTGAAGTCGATGCGGTTCTGCTCCTCGGTCGTGTTATCGCGAGGGTTGTCATCGACAGCAGGGTGGGACGGGTCCACGTCGGGAACGGTCTGGACAGGAGCGCCGGACGGGTTGAACTCGGTCGCGGGAGCGATGTTCGCCTGCTTTCCTTCGGCCTTCTGCTCGGCGGCAGTCTGGGTCTTCTTGGTAGCCATGGTCTTTCTCCTTCGAAGGGGTGAGAAGTCCACCTACAAAAAGGGCCCCGAGAAGGGGCCCTGATTGCAGTCCTTGAGGCGCTTAGGCGCCGGTGCCGATCCGCATCAGCTTCATGGCATCGGGGTTCTTCACGCCGCCGCCGACGCGCTTCGTGGTGTAGAAGTGCACGAACGGCTTGTTGGTGTACGGATCGCGCAGGATCCGGATGCCAATCCGGTCGATGACAAGGTACGTCTCGGCCATGTCGCCGTAGGCGAGAGCCAAGTTGCCGGCAGCCGTAGCGGGCATGTCCGGAATGTCCACGAGCTCGGTGCCCATCAGGGTCGAAGGCTGGCCCGCCTGCGCGGACGGCTGCCACAGGTAATTCCCCTGCCCGTCCTTCAGCTTGCGGAGGGCCGCAAACGAAAGGCGGTTGGCGAAGAAGCGGGCATTGGCCGAATACTGCGCCGGAAGGGCATAGACCAGATCAATGATCGTGTCCGAGGCGTAAGTGTTCGCCGCGCCGCTGTTCACGACCTCGATAGCACCCCAGGGGTGGCGCGCCGCAGCAGAGCCGCCTTCGGCATAGGTCAGGAAGCCATGCGGCTTGTTGACACCATCACCGGCCACGAAGGCAATGCCTTCCTGACGCGCGAACTCGGTCTCGACCTCATTGGCAAGCCACTGCTCGATGTTCACCGCAGCGTCATCGAGAAGCTGCTGCGTGGCGGCCGGGTTGGCGTAGATTTCACCCGGAACGAAGTCGAGCTGGCCGAGCTTCGGGGTGCTGGTAGCCGGACGGAGCGCCGTTTCACCCACCCAGCCGGAGCCGACCGCACGGTCGTTGAACATCTTCTTGAAGCCTGCCGTCGAGATGTTCTGGACGGTGGCATAGCGACGAACCGGCGAAACCAGCTTCAGGCGGTCGGTGATGGTGCGGTCCCACTCCACCGGAGCGAGATAGCCCCCGTCCTCGGCCGTGCCCTTCTGCATGGCGGCATTCACGTCACCCTTGCGCATGTGAGCCTTGAAGGACTTCACATATTCGGGGTCAGTGGCCGGCATGTCGCCAATGACGCTCGACCCGATGCTGGCAGCCGCCAGTTTGGCGTTCATCTCGTCAATGGCCGCCTGGAAATTGCCGACAGCGGCGTCAATGCGCTGGACTTTCTCATCCAGAACCACGTCAGCCTTGCTGTTGAGCTTTTCCTCGTGGGTTTTCTTGAAGTCCTCGAAGGCGCTCTGCAGAGCGGCAATCATGGCCTTCGGGTCGGAAGTATCGGCTCGAACGCCAAGGCTGGAGATGGCACGGGGGAAGCTGACCGCGCTGGCCGCCACGAGAGCGAGCGGAGCGACAGCAGAGACGGACGACGCAGCCTGGACGACATCGCCCATGGCAAAGGCGGCATCAGAGATGGAGAACATGGTGACGGCAGCCAGCGCCGCGACCACGAAGAAGTGCGCGAAACGAGACATAAGGGTCTTTCCTTACGATTTCAGGGTTGCGAGAAGCCCGGCTAGGCCGGAGTAGTCTTCGCTGCCAGCGCCTGGCGTAGCAGCAGGGTCAACGGCAGCGCCGGGCGTGCCCTTGATCTTGTTGATGCGGTCCCGCGCCTGTGAGCGCGTCAGACCTGCCGAAACGAGTTGAAGCTCTATGGCGCGGAGCTCATTGATCTGCCGGTCATTCGCCTGTGCCTCGGTGTCTACCGTCAGCTTGTCCGCCGCGAGGAGGGCGTCGGCAAAACCGCGCTCGATGGCCAGGGATCCCGACATGTAGGTCTCGGCATCCATCCACTTGGCGATGTCCTTCGGATCCTGCCCGGAGCGGGCGGCATAGACCTCGACCATGGCCGCATCGAACGGCTCGAGGAAGTCCGCCGTCTCGCGCATGTCGTGGCGGTTACCGATGGCGAGGACCCAGCAGTTATGGATCATCACGAAGGAAGCGGCACCGATCTCAATCGTGTCGCCAGCCATGGCAATGATTGAGGCGGCCGAGGCGGCCATGCCCATGATCTTTACCGTGATCGGGTGCGGATGCTCGCGGAGGACGTTGTAGACCGCGATGCCTTCGAACATGTCGCCCCCGGGCGAATTGATGTGGACTTCGACCGGGCGATCACCGATTGCACGAAGTTGCGATGATACCTTTTTCGCCGTGACACCGCCGCCGCTCCAGTAATCCTCACCGATGGTCTCAAACATCGTGATCACGTTGTCTCCGCGCTCCAGAGCGCGAATGCCAGCCGCATCCTCTGACCACCGGTCAAAGACTTGCGCCTTAGTAAGAGCCGAGACATCCCGACGAGCCGGGAGAGGCATCGCGCCAGGGCGAGCCTTGGCGAAGACGCGAAGGTGTCGATGGTTACGCATTGCTGTTCCCGTTGTCTGGGGCTGGGGCTAGAGCGGGTTCGATTTAGGTGAACTCGTATCCGCAGTTGCCGAGGGAGGTCTGACACTCCTCGGCTGGGAAGTGATTGAGCAGTTCTCCGATTGCCGTCCAGAGCGCCTCCTTGGTGCGAGCAGGAGCCTTGCGCAGCAGTGCCTTGAGCTTTGCGAACCTCTGCTCGATCGGGTTCAGGTCGGGCGAGTACGGCGGCAGGTACAGCGTGGCGGCCTCTCTTGATGGAAACGTTGGCGAATTACCGCATTGTTCGCTTCACCGCCCTTCGTCCCCAAGTACCCTCAGAAATGGCCAAACCTGAACTTATCCGGAGTTTAGCCGCTTCAGGTGGGGACGCCTGCGACCTCGGCAGGCCGTTTACCGCACCCTGGTCTGTTAGATTCCACCTATCTCGGCGTAGTACGGAAGATATACCTTCATATCAAGAAGCAGACAGCGTACCACGTACTTTCTTAAACTGAACAAAGGCGTACTAGAAATTGCTGGAAACTGTTGTATATTATGGCGCTATCGGTAGTAACTGGCCAGTCACGCTCAACGCTACAATTCAGCCAGCTCGGAGTTTCTAACGCTGAGCTTAGCAAAAAGCTGAAAGAACAGTAGTGTAAACTCTGCAGCGTATTAATTCAAAGTCCTTAAGTGTGCTTAGCCACAAGAGTTAGCTATATCAAGTCGTGACAGTTGCGTTGACTTTGCTAGTCATCAACCGCGATCACATGGATGGTAGCTATGGCCATGAAACATACATTTGCTGCAAGTATAACTGCCTTCACTGTGTTCCAGTTCGCGGCTGTTCCGGCTCTGGCTCAGTCTACTTGCTCTGCCAATGATAACGCCCTCCAGACCCAAATTACGTCTGTTCAAAACAAATATGAGAGGCAATTTGAGGCTCGGCGCGCAGCGGTACAGTCCGAATCCGACCAACTCCAACGGGATGCACCTCGACCAAATGCAGTTGAAGGAGCCGTGAACTTCCAGTTGGAAACCGAATGGCGGGACCACGAGATCAAGTTGCATATTCCCGAATTTCGCATGCAAGATCAGAAGATGTCATTCGATGTTCCAAAGGTAGAGTTACGACAGCAGACCTGGATATATCACACGCCCTCAGTGAGAATGGAGCAAAGGTGCATTAACAAGCCACCAGAGACTGTTTGTGAAATGAAAACGAGATGTATTGGTGGTGGGTGGTCGCGTATCTGTACCGATATTCCAGAATGCCACATGCGTGGTGGAGGTCAGATGTGCACTGATGTTCCAGTGCCATTTATGCAAGAGCAGAAAACAATTTTAGGTGTTCCTGAGATACGCGGGATGAGCCGGCAAGAATTTACTATAGGCGTTCCTATAGTCGAAATGAAACTTCAGACCTGGAAGGTTCGGATCCCAGAATTCACCCTAAAGAATGTTCGTGGGGAAGTCCGCAAAATACAGGAACGAGCGACTGAAATGCAAGAGCGAGAGAAGAATGCAAATGCAGCTCTCTCAAATGCGATGCAGGCCGAGATAAAGCAGGTAAGTACCGATCAAACGAATAATCTTTTTGGATGTCAGGAGGGTGAAATTCGCGCTCAGATGGCCTCGGCACTTGCTCAAATCGACGCAAACATGAATGCGATGAGAGAGTCGATTAAGAGTGCCGCCGCATTCGGAGCGAGCGAACTTGAGGCTTCTATGCGCAAGGGTGTGGAAGAACTGATCGCCGCGAGGGAAAAAACATTAGCTTCGTTCGAAGAAACACTTACCACACTTGCTGCTCAGAAAAGGGAAGCACTAGCCAAGATCCTTGCCGAGACGTGACCAGCCAGGAAACGAAGCCTGGCAAGTCAGCTTCCCAGGCTAGAGCGTGCAGCGGTTGCGTGGAATCGGCATAGCTGATTCCGTAGAGCTGGTTATGAGCGAGGGCGGGGCTTCACGCTCTGGCATATCCAGAAGCTCGCGGGCCTCGTCGTAGTGCATCCAGGGCTGGTGCCCGCCCGCTCCGAGAGCTTTGGCGAGGAAGTCCGCCTGATCCTTCATGGATCCGCGGAGCAGCGCCCCTGGGTTGAACTTGGCCTCATAGATCTCCGCCTCCTCATCCGTGAGGAGGGACCGCTCAATCGCCTGCTGCCATGCCTCAAACCAAGGGTTTAGGGCATAGGCGACAAAGAACTGCCCGAGGGCCTCGATGCCGGAGCCCCAGGAGGTCTCATCAACCATCAAGAGCGGGCGCGGAACGCCTGAAACGCGGCCGATTTCCTCGACCTGGAGCTTCCGAAGCTCGGTCATCTGCGCATCTCGCGCATTCTGGCCGAACTGCAGGTAATCCATCCCCTCTTCGAGGATGAGGTTCTTGCCGGCGTTCTCGGCACCTTCCTTTTCAGAAAGGCTCGCTTTCAGACGATTGAAGGCCTCGTCAGAGAGCTTCCCCTTGTGTTTCAGGGCGCCGCCGACGAAAGCGCCGTTCTTGAAGAGGCGGCCTGCCGCGAGCTCCGCACTCAGGGCGAGGCCGATCGCCTCCTTCGCCTGCTCCACCAGAGAGAAACCATTGAGCCCATCAAGCGACAGGCCGCGCAGGTGAAAAATATCGCTCGCTCCATAGGCAACCCAACCGCCTGTCTTCGGCTGATACTTGTAGCTGACCGTCCAGTCGTCATTGAGCGTGACCTCCATCCGCTTCGGATCAAGCGGCACGAGGCGGATGATCTTGTCCCTGTTCGTGCGGATATCGCGGGAGCGGACGATCAGGGCGAAGGAGTTCCGGTGCACCAGAGCCCGGAGTTGCATCAGCGCGCGGAAGTCGAAAGCACTCTGCCAATCGTTCGGCTTGCGGTGCAAGAGACGCTGCAAGGGGTGGTCGACCGCCTTTTCCTTCGTCTCCTTCTCGATCAGATTAAGCGGCAGCATGCCGATGGAATTGGAGATCAGGCTTACGGCCCGGAAGAATGCGGGGTTGCGCAGAGCCGTCTCGGGGTTGACCGTGAAGCCGGTTGCCGAGAGAAGCCCGTCCCGCAGAAACTCAATGACCCGTGGGTCATCCAGGGAGTAGACGACTGCCCCCTCAGACCGAAGATCTGGCAGACCGCCAGCGACAGGAACCGCCGATTGCGCCTCGGATGCGGCCTCCTCTGTGCGGCGCAACGGAATTCTCGGTACAAGCATACGATCAAACCATCAGAATACCGCGCTCTTCGTAGACGGACGGTCCACCAGAGGCCTCGGGGTTACGGCTCATCAGAACGACAGCGTTGAAGCTGGCGACGAGCGGGTCGATTTTGGCCTTGCCGGCCGTCTGTTTCGTGATTAGCACGGCGTTCCCACGCTGCTCTGTCTTCGCGTTGCCTACGCACCAGGCCATCATGTCCTGTCCTGCGTGCCAGAGAGTGCCGTCCTTCAGCTTCCGCTCCATGCCCCAGACAGCCGACGAGAGCCGGAAGCCCTGAGGGACGCCGGTCATCTGCTCATCGGTGATGTCGCGGCTGGCGAGCTCGTCCACCATGGCCGCCACGCCCTGCGGGTCGAAGCCGATTGCGTGCTTCTCAGGCAGCAGGCCTGCGTCCTTCACACGCTCGATGATGTCGGCGACTTCGCGAATATCCTGCGTCGGATCCTCACAGAGCGTCAGGGTCCCAGCCTTGATGAAGTCCTTGAGGCGCGGGACGATTTCCTTACGTTCCTTGAAAACGTCGTCATGGGCCCATGCGTGGGTCCACAGAAGCCATTCCTTCGTGACCTTGTGCCGGCCGAGGGCCGACAGTCCGAGGAGATCGTCCAGACCGCCACCGTCGATGCCGAAAACGATGACGTCGCAGACCTCGATGAGGTATTCGAGCGTGATCCGCTCGTCGGCAGCGCCTTGCCAGTATTTCGCCCCTATCCATGCATTGTTGCGAATGGCGAGGCCGATCTCGACGTTCAGGTGCTTGGCGTAGAAGGTCCACTTGGCGCCATCCTCGCCGGCCTGAGCCTTCTGGAGCTCGTCCTCAAGCCATTCCTGGCTCACCGATCTCCCTAGGTTCGGGTTCGTGATGTAGAGGTTTTCCGGCTTGAAGCAGGACTTGTCCTCGATCATCGAGGGCGGGAACTCGAACAGGACGCCAAGACTCTTCTTGTCCTTGATCAGCCCGTCCCGCACGTTGCGGAAATACTCCAGTTTCGCCTTGAACACCCCTGCCGGCGGCTCGTCGCTCTGCGTTGAGAGGTAGATCACGAAGCCTTCCGGCCGGGAGACCAGGCCACCCGTCGCCTCACGGAGCATGGCGTCGGCGTTCGCCTTCTTGCCGAACACCCAGAGCTCATCGACCAGCACGAAAGCCGCCTTCTTGCCCGACACGGTGTCGGAGTCGGCGGCGACCACCTTTAGGAAGGCCTTCGTGGTCCTGTGGGTGATGGTCCGGACGTGATCCTGCACATGCAGGAGCGTCGACAATTCCTCATCGTGCCGCACCATGTCGGCGGCCGGCTTGAATGAGTTATCGGCGACCTCGATCGTAGGCGCCAGGATCAGCAGCTCGGCGGATAACCTCCAGTTTCTGATCAGGGCCGTGAGCATGATGCCCGCGGCGATGGTCGACTTGGAGTTCTTCTTGCTGATGAGCAGAAAGAACTCGCGGATCAGACGGCGCGCGCTCTCGTGGTCGTAGGCCCCGAAGATCGCCGCGACGAAATCGAAGACCCACTCCTCGCAGGCCTCGCCGAAGGTCGGCGGCCGGGGGTCGCCCGTCTCGGGGTCGATGACGTGTGGAGCGTCAACGATCTTGAGCGACTTGAAGACCGCCAGGGCCGCCTCTGCCTCGTCCGGAAAGAGCGGATCGAAGGGGATCAGCGACCGGCGGGCAAGGATCCGGCTCTCCCAATCCGGGCAGGCCGTCGTCCACTCGATCATCGGTTGTTAACGACCAGCTTCGGAGCCGCCGGAACGCTGAACTTGCCCCCGACCTTCTCGGCCGCCGACTGCCGCTGGGCCTTCTTGCCCTCTGGCATCGCCGTCTCGTTCAGGGTCTTCAGCGACATGCTGAGCGTCCGGAGCGTGTTCGCTCGCTCGCTGAGGGAAAGCGCCTTGAGAAGAGCCTGCCGGCGCCGCGGGTCACTCTCCTCTGTGTGGATCATATCCTCGAGCTCGCCGACGTTCGCCGTGACTGCATCGAGCTCGTCCATGAGGCGGGCCGCAAGGCCTCGTCCGCGATCGGCCAGGTCCGCGGGGCTCGCCGGTTCTTGGGGCGCGGCTGCCGGAGCCTCTACCCTGGCAGGAGCAGCACCCACGAGGGTCTTCTTCTGCTTGGGACGAACCCAGCCTTCGGCCTTCGCTTTCTTATGGACGGCCGTGTCGGAGATCCCGTACCAGCGAGCGATCTCGCGAACGCCCATCACGCCAGCGCAGTAGTCCTTCTCAACTCCTTGCCAATCAATGGTTTTGTTACCGTTTTTCATGAACTGGTTTGCAAACTGGTTTGCAGTTGCAACCTCCAAACCGGAAATAATCTGCGAATGAGGGGGGCGCGGGTAAAACGGCCGAGGCCAGTCCTGAACTTTTGCTACCCCCTGGGTCTAGGTCTGCCCTCGTGCCCTGCGCGCTCTTACCTGCGCTGTCTTCTTCTGGTGATGAGCGTGGCACAGCAGTTCGATGTTGTTCTCGTCTAGGTCGGCACCGCCGTCCTTACGTTCGATGATGTGGTCCGCGATTACTCTGTCGCTAGATCCACAGCGCTGGCAGAAGTTGCCGCGCTTTGCCTTGACCCTCTTAACCAAGGCTCGCCACTCCGGAGAGGAATAGAACTGCTCTACGATCTTGGGCGGGCTCTTGAGCCTAGGAGGAGCAGAGGACAGCCGAGGCTTGATGTTAGTCAGCTTAGCCATACTGTCCCTATTCGAGGCGAGGCGGCCACTCGAGATCAAGCCTGACACCGAAACTGCCTTCGTCGCTGCCTTTGCGCTTCCACCCGCCAGTGATAACAGCGCCGCAAGCGGCCTCACGAAGACCTGCGCGAGCCATGAACTGGCGAAACTTCTTCGCGTCCTTACGACTGAGGTGCCCTACCTTCTGGCCATCGATTTGAACCGCGACAGCATTCTCGTCATGCGGGTTCTGGTCTTCGAGGACGAGGACGGCTGTGCACTCATGGTCTGCCCCATCCTCTGTTTTCCTGCCTACGATACGCAGGAGAGCGTCCTGGTAAAAGGATTCGCCCACCACTTCGAAGTCGTAGCCGCCATCTCCCGCAAGGACATTACTACGCGGCTGGGTGCCACCGCCAAACAACCACTTCAACAGGCCCATCATCTTCCTCCGTTGTTGAGGAAGTAATCCTAAACGGCGCTATTACATCGTGCCTAGCCCCTTGTCGTACTCCCTGTTGCGGGCTTTGTGGTCGAGGGGCTTACCCATTCACGCCAACAGCAGGAGCCGGGTTACGGATCGGGCTCTCTCGGGATGGGTCATGTAGATTTGGTTACGGAGCATCTCGGAGCGCTGGAGTTCGATCTGGTTTTCTCTCAGGCTCTGGGTGAGGAAGCGGCGAAGTAGATCCATGGGCTAGTCGGGCTGCGCGAATTCTCGGGCTGGTGCTACCTAGTAGCCTGCGGCACCGGGTAACTTGGTCTCTATCTCAACTTACGCTATTGGGCCGCCGAAACAGTTGGGGGCCTACGAAATGCCGAGTGTCGGCCAAATCACCTTGATTACCGAGGACACCGCCTATTGCCGTGTAATCTGGGGTAAACCTAAGAGCGCCCAAGGGACGTGTACGTTTTCAGTTCAAATCCCAACCTTTCGGGGAGAGAACTGGAAGGCACGCAGGGAAAAGGCTATCGCTGAAGCTCGCCGCGTTGCGGAAGCCTTCCTGGCTCTCACCCAGGAAGATGCGCTTGAAGAACAAGCTCTATCGTAACAGGCCCATCCACTCTGCGGTGGTCCCCTCGACATACAGATGCGGGGCGATCTCTACCATGACGACGCCATCGTCTCGGACGTAGGTCTTGCGGGGGGTGCGGGGCATGTAGCGATGTGAATTTGCGGCCCGCCTCGACGGCTTAAGGGATGCCTAGTAGTCCTATAGACCGCGAGCGAGGACGGTCCAGGGCACCCACCGCAGGCTGAGGATAATGCCCCCAATGGCAGGAGCAAAGTCCATTTCGGCTGCATTCATAATGGGAACCGTACCTTTGGGTTCTCGATATGGAGAGCGAACATGCTTCGTGCAGTGTTAGTGTCAGCAGCCATTGTCGCCAGCCCTATGATGTGGGCGCCAACTGCTGCCCAAGCTCAAGAACTCGTTCAGTGTGCTCGTGAGAATGGCTTTTGCCGTGTCCCGTATCCTACCCGCGTCATCTATGGTGGTCGGGGCCGGAATACTGCGATGTTCGTCCGAGGCGGTGGCATCCCGTGCTCGAACGATGTGTTCGGCGACCCTGCCCCAGGCGTTGCGAAGCGCTGCTTCTATGTGGCCCGTTATGGTCGCAGAGACCCCAGACCATGGCGTGATGAGTTTCGTGGACCGCCTCCTGGGCCGCCTCTTTACGGCCCTCGGTTCAGAGATTACGACGAAGACTACGATCAGCCCTACTGATAGCAGATATCAAAAAGCCCCGCGCGATCATCTCGCCGGGGCAGCCATTTTAAAGCTAACGCACTCCGGGTGAAAATCACCGAGAGTGCATCGTGCCTACATATCTAGCATCGAGGCACGACGGTTTCAACGGCAGTGCTCAACTTATGCCCAGGTACAATAACTTACCGAGGCCAGCAGAGAGTAGTCTTGGCCTGGTGGCTTTACATCTTTGGACCACCAACACCTTCACCCCTACGAGGCAATTGGAGGTCGGAAAAAAAAGTGTGCCAGAGCTGCGATGGAAAACCCATCAGTTATTGCGCCGCTCACGACAAGGCTCTTAGCCTCTTCTATAGGAACCTCGACGATGGTTGATACCTCATTGTCCGGAGACTGCTCAGGCCTGTCGGATGATGTTTCGGCCAAGAAGAGTTCAACTTCCGAACGGAGAATGCCAGAGCTGGGATGAATGCTGCCCAGCCGGACAGGCTTAACCAGGCGGTAGCCCGTCTCCTCAAATCCTTCCCGCAATGCACAATCTGCGCTACTTTCCCCAGGATCAGCATACCCACGCGGGGCCTCCAGCAGGGTTTTGCCCACTGCAGGACGGTTGACCTCAACAAACAGAAAATGCGATCCGCCATGCACGATGAGGACAACGGCACCCGGCCGATCCACGCCCTCTTTGATGATGTGGTAGCCGCCTTCACAGATTACGGAGAACCAAGGGTTCGAATAGAGTGTGCTCACTTTACCTCAACTCCAACCATATTCTGCAGTTTGGGATAAAGACCAAACCAGTTGCTTCGACTAAGTAAGGAGACACCCTTCTCCTTTGCCTTATCCTCTAGGTAACCGAGAGCCTCATCTGTCAGTAGTTTTAGCAGTTCGACCTTGCCCAGACTAGTAACCAACTGAAACAGTTTTACCGCCGTTTGAATATGCTCATACTCGCGGCGCAGTGAACGAATGAGTATCCCCGGCGAGAGTAGTTGCTGGGGAATTGCATCAAGAACTTTCATTCGATCCTGTGCGAAAGCCTCCCGCTCGTTGATAAAGAGCGAGTTATAAGCCGGATTGATCAATTCAAACTTGATGGTTTCCCGTCTAGTCAAATCGGAAGCAAAGAAAGAGTTCGCATGCCGATACCAATCAGACCGCGAAACCAATCCCTCCGACTGGCTTAGGAACGTGTGACGCTGCTCAGAATTAGCAAACAATGAGGAGTGATCATCGCTGGCCAACCGCCGGTGAACTTCAGCAGATAAATCACGTCCAGGTGCCACCGACTCGAATACGGCTTCAATCTCCCTAAGATTAGCCGTAAGCCTTTCGAGGCGGCTCATCAACCCCTTGAGTTGCGCACTCGTAAGTTGGTCTTTTCTAGGCGATCCTTCTATGCTTGATACAACAAAGGATCCAGGCAGGGACTCAAAGTACTCCGCGAGAGAAGTTGACTTTTGCAAACCGAACCCGCGCACTACCAGCATCCCGTACCCTTCTTCTTTGAGGTACTTTTTTACGCTCACGCTCTCAATGATTGAGGAGAAGTCGGGATTATCAATGATGATGTTGGGTGTCAGCACCACTCCTTCTGCAAAAAGGAGCCCAAGAAACACCCTCTTTCTGACCTCCTCCATCGGGAGACAACGTGTTGAGTCGCAGTTTGCAAGGTAGATCTTTTCACGGAACAGCATGAGCTTGGCTACTTTTCAATGTTGATTCTACGCCGACTTAAGCATTGAACAGCCCCAAGCTCGAACATCCGCTCGTGAGATAGGCAGCCGTTCGGCGGTCTTTTCACTCCGCCCTATGAGCGTCGCTAAGATGCTTCCAACACACCGTCGTTTCAGCTCGTATCTGCCATGTAAAAGTTAAGATCTTCTACAGACTATTTGGGTGGTGAACCCAGATCTATCGATTGAGTAAAATCGGAGTCGTGCAGCCCACAGGAACTGTGGAACTCGGACGCCTTCTGTAGTCCCTACTTACCGAGGGGCTGTGATGCGCGGCAACCTTCGCGTGTTAGTCGATACGCGACAGCTTCTGACCTATCCGACAAAAATGTAAGATGGAGAGTTGTTTGGCCGCTAAGCCCCTCACACGGCCGCCTCCAATCGTTGCAACTCCGTCGCCTTCATCTTCACTTTAGCGCCTCGGCCCATGAACTCGATGAGCACCTCAACCCTGCCCTTGGAGAGCATGCCGACCACCATGCCGGTGATGTCCATCAGGGCTCCTGCGCTCAAGCGGACCTGTTCGCCGGGGGTGTATTGGGGCCCGACTTTCGGCATGCGGGTGAAGTCGAACTCGCCGGCCAGTTCCCGCTCAAGAATGCGTCCGAGCGGATGGGGGCGATCCTCCGGCGCCGGTATCCTGGCCGGAACGCCATAGCCATCACGCACAACGCCCTCGACACCGTCGACGCCCCGGAGCTTGTAGAAGTCCTGATCGGAGCGCAGGCCGATGAACAGATACCGCGGGAAGAGCGGGTTCTCCCGGGCTTCCTTCTTCCTGGCATGGACGACCCAGCGCTTGGTCACGGGGAGATACGTCTGATACCCGGCACGACGGAGGCCGAGCTGCGCCCTCCTCTCGCACTTGGGATTGCAGACGACCACGAACCAGGTGAAGCCCTCGAAGGTCTCCGGAGGCTCGTGGTTGATGAGCGGCACTTCCCGGAACTGAGAGGCCAGATCCGGGGCGAGTTGCATAAGTTCTTGGGCTTTGGCAGACAGATCGATGAGGGGGCGCTTCGTCATGCTGCCTTCCGTTCATTGCAGTGTAAATGGGAGCTGGGGTTCGTCGACATCGAAGGCATCAAGCGGCTCTCCCTGCTGGCCCAATCAGGGAAATAGCGCTGCACTGCCTTCATTCTGTCGGTCTTCGTCATGGACCTCTTGGCCGCCCTGGAGGCTTCCAGTTTGCGAGAGGCTGACATCAGGGATGCTTTGAGATGCGGATCGTCAGTTGCCGGGATTGCCAGCGAACAGATCCGAAGCAGAGCCTCGTATTCGTTGTCGCCGAGCCTCATGCCGCACCACTCGAGTTTACATTGGGCGGGAACAGCGTCGGGAAGAACCAGCCCAGCCCCTTCTCGGCCTTGGTCTGCATGGGCGTCTTCATCGGCTTACCCTGCGCTTCGAAATGTGCCCTCCAGGCGTGCCAGGCCCGGGTGCCCTCCTGCACCCACACCATGGCCCTGCCTCGCTCGATTGCCGCCGCAGCCTTGCGCTCCTCCTCGAGGAAACCCGCCCAGCCCTTTTCGCGAAGCCAGTTCTGCGGCGCCTTCAGCTTGCGTCCCCCACGACGACAGAACTCGACATACCGGGAAGCGATCTTGGAGGCGTTCTCCTGATCGTCTGCCGGCATGCGGTAGAAGCCGCTCTCGACGCGTTCCCAATTGATCGTCGGATCTCCCGGCCATGCCTCCCGGAAGCGGTCGAAGCGAGCGCTTGCCGTCTTGGAGGGGATCTCCTCGAAATCGATCAAAGATCCACCCACCGTTCCCCCTTCAAGGGGGATGGGGGGTATTTGTTTACTCTCAGTTCTTATTAAGTCGTCCTGATTTGCCACCTCTGGCTTTTCCACCTCTGGCAAATCAGGACGTGGCTCGGCCGTTCTCTCCTGTTCCGCCTCAGTTCCACTTTTGATCAGGGCCACGTCCTGAATTTGGGGACGTGGGGCCGGAGGCTTCGGCTCGTCGAGAACAACATACTCGATCCCCACGAATGCCTTGGTTTCAGGGTCGCGCGTGCGCTCGCGCAGGACCCATCCAGCATCGACGAGCTCACGTACGAGATCGTGCATCTTGTTCCGCCCGACCTTGAAGCGACCCTTGAGATGCTCGACTGACAATGACCAGTTGTCAGGCCTGGATCGCAGCCATGCGAGCAGCCCCATGGCTTCAAGGCTAAGGCTCTCATCACTGAATACTTCGTTCTCGACGATGGTGAAGTTCCGCGTCCTGCGGCGACGGAGAATGCTCATGCCGCCGCCCTCGCCTGCTTGCGCACGACGCCCCACTCCTCGAGCGCGCGGATGGGCTCGTCACGGCCATAGGTGACCGCGTACGGGACGCCGTTGGCGATGAGGAGATTGCGGAACTGTCTCTGGTGCGGGTTCAACCTCCCGTCATCCGCCTTGAGCTCCATCAGAGCGATGCTAACGCGCCCACCAATGACGATCAGGTCGAAGAGACCAGGTGTAAGCCCAGCCTGCCCAAAGGCCTTCTGGTTCGGGATTGCGGCGACCAACGTGTCCGGCAGCCCGAAAGCCCGCCAATGATCGATGGTCGCCTTCTGAATAGCGGCTTCTGAGACACGTGCCTTCATGCGGCACCTGCCTGGCGCAGATGCGCCTCAACCGCTTCCTGAATGAAGGTTGCTGGAGACACGTTCCGGCGCGCCGCGACCCTCCGTACCAGCGCCATAGCCCGCGAGGAGAGCTCAACGGGGAAGCCCGATGCTGTCGGCTGGATAACGATCGCCCGCGCGCGGGCCGGTTGCCTACGGATCCGGCCACGCTCCTCCAAGGCTTCGAGCAGACGATGAATGCTGGACTTGGAGCTCAGGCCGAGCGCATCCTTCATTTCGTCATACGAAGGTGAGACACCATGCTGCTCGAAGTATGAGACGATGAACCGGAAGAGTTCGTTCTGCTTGCGCGTGAGGCCAGTGATCATGCCGCCTCCTTCTGGATCTTCGTCCAGTCCGCCGTCCACAGAGCGTCAGCCCATTCCTGAAGCCCCCAGTCGGCACCAGGTGTAATGGTGGCCGCAACTTTCGCGACTACACGCGAGCCATGCAGGATCGTCGTGTGATCCCTCCCTCCCAGACTGCGCCCGATCGATGGAAGCGACAGAAGCGTGTTCTGGGTCGCGAGCCACATGGCAATTTGACGAGCCCGAACCAAGGATCGGGTGCGCCGCTCGGTTCTCATGTCGTGCACAGGCACCATGGAGGCGCGAGACGCTGCGTTTAGACATTCGGTCAGGGTTGCTGTTCTCCTGTCTTGCAGGTTCGCGATGGCATGGCGCCAGAGCGGCCCAATGCAGGCGAGCGGATTATTGAGGATCGGCAGGGCCTCCGCGTTGACGACCGGATCGAACTCCTGGAGCGCACGGCCGGCAGCTCCGAAGGTCAGACCACAGATCATGGCCGCATGCGGCGGCTCCGACGTGAGGGACCGGACCAGTACCGAAACGGCAACCTGTCGGGCCAATGCGGCAACCTTCGTCAGGCTGTAGAGCAGGTCGTCCAGCGGGATCTCGGCCCGGGTCGCAACCGCGTCGAGGATTTTTGCCTCCCGGTCGCTGATCTCGGGACGGCGGACTTCATCGATCTCAATCGCAGGGGTTTCCGGTGCCATCGGTGCCGGGCTCTCAGGCATCAGGTTCCTCATGCAAGGACGGCGTGTGAAGAACGTGGCGTTCAAGTGCCGGCGATTGGCCTGCATCTGCTCGAAGGTGGTCGGGTTCGGGAATGGAACTGCCATGATCAAGCCTCCATCCCGTAGCGGCGCTGCAGCTCAGTCGGCGCCCTCTCCTCGCGTACACGTGCACGCGCACGTGCAGGAGGGGCACTCTCGGGCGTCGTGTTCTCGACACCCTGAGCGAGGTCGAACATTCCGAGTTCCTGCAGGTACAGCGCAAGGATTGCGTTCTGTTCCTGAACCGCTGGCAGATCCTTGCGGCGCAGGCCGACAACCTGCTTGAGTACCTTCACGTCGTATCCCAAGGCCTTGGCTTCGGCGTAGATGTCGCGCTTGTCGGCGTTGAGCTCTGTGATCTCGCCTTCGATACGCTCGATACGTTCAACAAACGACTTGAGCTGGGTACGTTCGATTTGGCTCATGCTGCGGCTCCCCGGATCCTGGTGACGTTCTTGCGAGCGGCCTCAAGCTCGTCGAGACGGGCCTTGGCCGCCTCCTCAATCGCCGCATGAGCCTCGCGACCTTCTCTCGCCTCCTTGATCAGACGGCGCAGGCTTTCCTCGCAATCGGCTCCGCTCGAAACCACATCCGAGAGAACCGTCATGACGTCGCCGTTCTCTCTGCCGACGGTAACGAGATGAGCGAGCATGTCAGAGCTGCCCGCCGTCTCGACCTTCTTCACCAGGAGATACCCGCCCATGTCGGCGAGTTGCTTGGTGACGATGGGCTCTCCGACGACGCGCTCGAGATCAACGATCACGTCGATGGGCGCGTGGCAGTCGGGCTCGTTGGGGTTGCCGTAACGGTTGAGGGTCTGGTGCTTACCGCGAGTGAAGTTCTCGGCGGCTTCCTGACCGCCGGCCAGTTTCAGCAGGAGGCGGAAGGCAACCTTGAGGGAAAAGCGCTCTTGGTCATTAGAGGGACGACCGATGTTCATGTGCAATTACTCCTAAGAGTGCACGGTGACCGGCCCGCCGCAGCTACGATAACCGTAGCCATAGAACGGGGAGCTGGAACGATGAGCGGCGGCAAAGACAGCAAGCAGGAAGGCAAGGAAGCGGGCGCCCGAGAAGTGCGCGCTCACATTCGCCGCGTGCTGAAGAAGCTGTTGCCGAAGGGTGGAGAGAGAAAAGGCGCGGGCGACCCAAAGCGGTTGACGGTCGCCCGCGCAGTTAGCGTCGGCGGGGGGCGT